CGGGCTTATCACTCATCCAGTTTCTCCTTTAAAATCTTAATCATTTCGTTCTTTTCGTCTAATTCTTGCTGCCACTGACCTTTTAAACGAGCAGCGAGTTTAATATTATGTAATTTATGTTCCTCACTTATCTCAGCTAAATATTCTTCTAAGTAAGTGATATCAGTTTTAATAAATTTTCTAAATTCGGGACTATTACCCATATAATACCCAAGCCAATCGACCATTTGATCTATAATCTCCTGACATTTCTTGGCTCTAGGTGGTATTCTCACTAAATATCCTTAACTATATAATAATTCTCAGTTTCTCCAAGAACTTCTAGCATAAATTTAGCTAGATCTGTTTTTTTAACTGTCTTTAACATAAAAGTTCCATTTCCAGATTCTACAGTAATTCTATCTAATGAAATCTCGTAACCACTTGTATCTGCGTAAACTACTCCGTTCTCTGTGTCTTTAAAGCTTAAAAAATCCAAATTCTTATTCCTTTCATCTAGCCGAACAATCAAAGTATTTAGCCTCCCTCTCCTCACTAGAGGGTTTGGATATTTACCCATTATTGCCCTTCTTGTTAATATTAAGAACCACCATCTTAGCTCTAATCTCTTTATTGTTTATTTCATATTTAGTAGAGGTTGTCAAGTCCTCTGCAAGTTTTTTTGCAAGAGATTCTTTAATAAAGTCCATAAAATCTGAATCGAAGACTCCCGGATTTAATACACTTTGGCGGGTCTCAACCGTATGTAAATACCTGTTTACCCATTCTTCCATAGCTTCTCTACGTCTTCTCCAGCCAACTTTATCTGGCGTAGAATCCATATCGCATATCAACATAAGTTCTTCAATTGCTTGAATTTTCATTCTACACCTCTTAATTTTCTAAATTTTTGTTTGGCTAACTCGCTTTTAGCTATGAATATTCTACTATCATCGTATACATATAAGACATCATCCCAACATAAGAACATGGATAAGTCACTTAAATTTATAGCAGCAAAATGAGTTTCATATAAATCCATATCAAAATTTAATTGCCATAGTTGCAAATCCAACTGGTTAGATATGAATCTTTCAAAATCTGATGCCATTAACCAGTATCTTTTACTGTCAAAACATAATGCAAGACTTTCTAAAACTTCCCAAAGGTTAAGTTTTCTGACATATTCAGGTTCAAATATCTGATTGTGGGAATAATCTGGGAATATCCACCTTGGAACAGTTACTTTTACCTCTTTGTCGTTACGATTATCCGTCACCTTCCTGAGATTCTTAATGTTAAAATACGTGCGATCTAATATATCTGTCACCCTTTTTTAATGTATTATATATTTTAATACGAATCTCGGACTGTCTGGTATTCGTACTATCTTAATCTTCACCCTCGTCTTCAAATGGGTCAAAATCATACCCATCGTCACCGAAAAGGTCTATGACTTGGTAAGCTCTTTCAAGAGCCTGACCTAGATGTTCAGCCACGAATTTAACGTGATCTTCGTCAAAGGTCATAATCATAGGAACCTGAGGCACAACAACTTGTCCAACAGGCTCCACAGATTTATTATATCTATTTCCCCGCTTACCCATAATTAAATGTAGCAGCATATATAATAATCCGTCAAGTAAAAAATTACATTTGACAAAATTTATTTTACAGGTAGTATTAGTACTAACTATGATCGGAGACCGTAAAAAAGGTTAAGACCGAAGGGAAGCGTGAGGAAAGTCGCTTACTAGATCGCCGACACTCAGAAGGCACTAGCGGAAGGCTCTCATCATAGGGATACAATGGGGCTAATAACCTGCCGCCTTTATTCTATAACTCAAGTAAGAATACTGGCTTTTCAATAACTTCTTTACATATAAAGGGTAGTGGAAAGCTATGCAAATTTGTAACTTATTGTAATTATTCAATTATCGTATTTTTCTGTACATAACATCATAAAATTTAACAACTATATATTGGATGCAGTACTTTGCATCTACATGGAGTAATAATGGAAGATAAAAAAAGTAGATTACTAAAATTACTAGATGACGCTACTGGAGTATATGATACTGGTAAAATGTCGGTTGATGAATCAGTATTACCATCTCCTGATAAATATGATGATATTCTTAAAAAAGCTGTAGCTGATCAAAAACTAACTGGTATACCTGTTGCTGATGCTAGAATCGCAGACACTGCTGGTTTGTCTAGAATGGCTCAACCAATGGAAAAAGATATGCTTAGAAAAGCTAAACTTGATCCTGAAGGTTCTAGAATGATATCTAAAGCTGAAAAAGAAATGCTAGACAAAAAGTCTGGTATAATGGATAAGTTAGAAAGGAAAGCCACAGGATCTAGAATGGCTTCTCAATTAGAGCTAGATAAATTAGGTAAATCTAGAATGGCAGATAGCGTTGAGATGGGAGCTTTAAGGAAGATAGCTGGAAAGTTCGGTAAAGGACTAGGAAGAAAAGCTGCTGGATTAGCTATTGGTGGACCTTTAATGTTAGCTTCAGAAATGGCAGATGCTTCAGAAATAGGAATCTCTCCTAGAGATGAAATTATAGAATCTACTGAATACTCCCCAGAAGAAAAGAAAGCCTTATTAAGAGGCTTAGATATGAAGATGAAACTTAGAGGAGAATCTGGAGATGTCTCTGAAGATCCTGCAGTACTTAGAGCTAAAGAAATTGGAAGAAGGTTACAAGAAGAATCTAATAACCAAATGAATGAAGATAAGGCTACTGCTAAATTTATGGAAAGAGTGTCTCCTGAAGATAGAGTAAAAATACTACAAGATATGAGAAGAAGAGGATTAAAATAATAATGTCAGCACTAGATGTTAAAGCTATTAGCCCTATGCTGAAGAAGATCCAAGAAGGATCTGATAAACAAACTAAAACAGAAAAAAGGAAGAAATTCTCTAGAATTAGAGAAGCAATTAACAGACAAGCAAAACCTAATAACAAGAAGTAGAATCATACCCATACTGGATTGATTTGATATTTCTTTATAAAAAGGATATTTATGAATAAATTTATCGAAGCACTACCATTTGTGCTACTATTGGTACTTGTACCATTCTTTTACTACGGTTCCCCAAACATTGCTCAATCAATTATTGTATTCGCAATCTCAGGATTATGTGGATATAGATACTATTTGATGTACAAAGAGCAACCAGACTACACTAGAATTTTCCACGATGAAATTGTTAAGATGCAAAAAGAGATTCTTAAGATCAATGAGTCTTACGGTAAGCTTACTATTAATGATATTAACAAGAAACGTGAAGAAAGCAAATTCGTATTTTAGGAGGGATTGTGGAAGATATAAATGTTTACAACATACATAATTATTCAAAAGAGGAACTTGAGCAGCATTTGAAAGATAAGGCGGAGAAAGTAAGAGAACACAGAAGATCTTTAGAAAGAACAAATAAACTCTTCGATATTATATCTTATAAGTTGGACAATTTAGAATACTTTTTAGCTAGATCTATAATAGAAAATAACGATAACAACGGATCGGTATTAATCGAAGTTGAAGAGATTAATGAGTCTGATTTTTTTAGTAAATCTTTAGATTTTTGCTTAGATAGAAATGGAGTATCTTTAACTTTAGATAATAATAAGGTTATATTAGATTACTCAGGAACGGACTCTTATAAAGCATATAAACACTTTAGAACTGACTTGACTAGATTTATATCTAAAATAAATGACAGTATAGGAAGTTCTATCGAAGTCACTAGTACAATGAAACCTTTTATATATGCTTATTTAAAGTCTTTAGGGATATCAGATACTATTACAATTGAGGTAATAGATGGATGATTTAATTAACATGGAACTTGAGATGGAACTTAAGGCTCTAAGAAAAGAAATAGACCAACTTAAGAAAGAGAATCAAAATCTTAGGGATGTTATTGTAGCTAACGACCTTAGTGACGAGATAGGTATTGAAAAGGTTATTAGCCCAGAAGAAGAGATATGCTTATTAGGTATTGAGCAGATTCTAGAGGCAGTAAAACATAAGATTCACACAAAAATTGACATACAAAATTATGATATACTCCACAGACATTTAAGAATGATAAGAGGACAAAAAGATACTGACAAAAAAAGTAGCAAAAAAGTTACAGCTCAAGAACTTTTAAAAATAGTAGAAGGGGATAAAAAGTGATATGTAGGAAATGTAAAAAAGATAAGGAACATAATTTAGATAATTTTTACAAAAGATCTACTGGTAAACTGGATACTATATGTAAAGTATGTGTTAAGAACAGAACTCAGGAGTGGGCTAGAAAAAAAGGAGTACCTCCCAGAAAAAAAGTTAGCGAGGAGCATAAACTTAAAGTAGCAAAAGAATGTAGAAAAAGATATTACTTAAAAAAAGGAAAAGAAAACCAAAGAAGATGGAAATATGAAAATCCTGAAAAAGTAAAAGAGTATTCTAAAAAGTTTAGAGAGAATAATAAACATAAAATAGCTTTAAACTCTAGAAATAGAAAAAATAGAACAACAAACAGTAAATTAGCTAAACAGTTTAATTTAGAGTTAAAAGAGGTTTACGACAAGTGCCAAGATATGTGTGAAAAATTTAAAGGTAATTTCCAAGTAGACCACATAATACCTTTAAACAACAAAAATGTCTGTGGACTACACGTCCCGTGGAATCTTCAGATTATATTCAAATCTTTAAATTGTAAAAAAAGTAACAAATTCGATGGAACTTCAGAAAATGAAGGGTGGTGTTTAGATGGCTAAGAAGTCCAAAAAGCAGATGTCAAAAGAAGAAGCTCAGGCTAAACTATGGGAAATGGGAGAGTTGAGTTGGCTACTTACAGACGTTCAAAAGGACATGAAAAATAGCGTATTTAACGATACTACTCGTACTAGTGTTATAGTATGTAGTCGAAGGTTAGGTAAGACTTGGCTTATGGTTACATTAGCTCTTGAGCAATGTTTAAGTAAACCTAACTCTATTGTAAAGTTCTTACTCCCAAAGCAAAAGGACGCTAAGACTATTATACAACCTCTTATGAGAGAGATTACTGAAACTTGTCCAGTAGAACTTAGACCTGATTATAGTACGCAAGATAAGATATATAGATTTCATAACGGATCTGAAATACATCTAGGTGGGTCTGACTTGTCTGCAGAATCTCTAAGGGGAACTAGAGCTGATCTAGTTTTGATTGATGAGGCAGGATTCGTAAACGATTTACTATATACCATTAGGTCTATTTTATCGCCTACAATTAGAACAACTAGAGGTAGGATGATACTAGCATCTACTCCATCTAGAGATCCTCAACATGAATTTATACAGCACTTTATGAATCCATATAAAGCTTCTGGAAGATTGAGAATTTATGATATATACCAAAACCCTAACTTTACTCCTGAGATTATAGAAGAAATTATTGAAGAATATCCTAGAGGCGAGGAAGATCCAGATTTTAGGCGTGAGTATCTCTGTCAGGTATTTGTAGATGAAGAAACTACTATATGTCCTGAGTTTTCAATGAATAAGGATAATATTATATTTGATGATGAAACTGCACCAGAATTACCTGATTTCAGGGATTTTTATGTAGGAATGGATATTGGTCACAAAGATTTAACAGTGGCTTTATTTGGCTATTATGATTTTAAAAATGCTACGTTAGTTATAATAGATGAACTGGTAATGAACGGCCCTACTATGACCACACAAGATCTGGTAGAAGGTATCATAGCTAAAGAAAAAATAAGGTTTTATGACGAAAAAACAAAGGAACAACACAAAGCTTATTTAAGAGTTATGGACGTT